GCAGTGGAGCAGCATAGGTGGTCCGACCGGTACGCTGCGAAGCGCTGGCCACATTCCAGGCAGTTGAGTTCGTACGACTTGGGCTCGACCGGCTGGCGTGGGAGCAGCATGCGTTCCCGCACGCCTTCGTTGGCCAGCCTCAGGTTGACTGACATGCGCAGCAGACGGTCGGGATCATCTTTGGCTATCCCGATGATCAGGTTGCACTCCTTGCAGGCAAGGCCGCGGCGGCAGCGCTCGCACGACTTTCCCAGCGGGCAGCACTCATGGCTGTGGTCAAGGTGGATCGCCCGGTCGGCGTCGCGCTGGAGGGGGTCGCCGCATAGGTAGCAGCAGCCGTCCTGAGCTTCCCAGAGGGCCTCAAACAGGGGCCCCCAGTCGGTGCCGTGCTGGGATCGCTTGACGGAGAGTTGGTTTCGCTCGCGCTGCTGGCGGGCGCGCTCCAGGAGCCGCTCTCGGTTGTCGCGGTAATACTTGCGGTCGTATTCGCGCTTAGCCGCAGCCTTCTCGGGGTCTGCCATGTCTTCCGCATAGCGCTGGCGCTTGGTTGCCCGATCCCGGGCGCCATGTTTTTCCTCGTATCGCTGGAGTGTTTCGCGGCGTCGGCTCCGATGACGGGCCATGTACTCCCGTTGATGTTTCCGGATTCGGTCCTGGTGATTCTTCGCGTAAGCCTTGCCGCTACAGGTGCCTGAACAGAATCGGGCATCAGATCTCTTTGCGGTGAATGGCTCGCCGCACTCTTCGCAGGTCTTCTCGTACGAGGTGCGCAGTACGTGTACGTGTCGTCCGCATTGGCAGCCCGGAGGGCATTTCCGTCTGGCCATAGATACATCATATCTCACTCGGGGGCCAGATGGAACTCGACACAGTGACACAACGTTTCCTGGCCGACGGCACACAGTACATGGCCGAACTGGCCCTGATGGCCCAGAGGGCCGATAGCTGGAAGGACCAGACTCTCGCGGATATCGCCGAAGTCGACGCGGCGCTGCGTGCGCTGAAAGGCAAAGAAGTCGACATCAAGGTCAAAGTCGATGACGGCGGCCTCTCAGGCCTGGGCGCTGCGGCGAGCGGAGCTGGCCTGGCCGGGCTGGGCAGAGCGGCGGAGGGGGCAGCCAGGGACGTCGACGCCGCCGCTAGTGATATCGGCGCGGCGGCGGGCCGGGCGTGGCGCCCGTGGTGGATGTTCGGGAACAACTGGAAAACGTTTATCCACTGGATTGTCGCCGGTTCCGCCGAGTTCCTCGCTGTCGCTGTCCCTGCGGCCATCGCGGCGGGCGCGACGGCGTGGGTGCTGTACCAGGGCCTGATCGAGGGCGTCAAACTCCATCTGCAGGCATTGTTCACCACCACCGAAGCGACCGACGCCGTGTTCGGGAAGACCACCGGTGACGTCCTCGGCCTCGGGCACGCGTTCCAGACGGCGCAGGACGCGGCGAATCCGGTTGCCTATTCGCTGCTCGGCGCCTACCTGAACATCGCCCGCGCGCACATGGGCTCGCTGGCGACAGCGGGACTGGAAACTTCCCGGGTCCTGGACACTTTCGCGGCCAAACTCACCGCCGAACTGGGTCCCGGGGGCAGTCTCGGGAAGACGGTCGATGACCTGATTTCCAACATGGTTCCCGACCTGACCGCTTTCGGGCAGGTGCTGGGCAACCTGGGGCATGCCATTCTCAATTTCGCGCATGCCATGCCTGGGCTCGCTGAGGGGCTGCTGTTTTTCCTGACCGTGATCACTAAGGCCGTGGAGGTTTTTTCTTCGCTGCCGGCGCCGATCATCACAGCGTTCATGGCCCTGGAAGAGTTCAACCGGTGGGGCAGCCTCGGCGTCGGTGTCCTAGCGCGTCTCGGCCTGGCTACCAGCGAGCTGAGTGGCAGTTTCTTCACGTTCGGGTCCCGCACTGTCGGGATTTTGTCGAACGTTTTCAAAGCGCTTCCGATGCTGGCCGCCACCCTGACATCGAACCTGGGTTCGCTGATATCCGGGTTCGGCAAATTCGAGGGCCCGGTCGGGCGCGCTGGGATGGCGTTGCGGAATTTCGGCGCCGACATGACCGACGCCATTGTGGCCATACCAGCGTGGCAGGCCGCCCTCGCCGGGCTCGCTGTCGCCGGTCTCGCGTTCCTGATTTACAAGATTGCCACCGCGAAAACGTCGATGCAGCAATTCACGGACGCCTTGCAGCAGAATATTAACAAGGCGTCGAACATGCAGGCGATCAACGTCCTGGCCACTTCGATCGGCGCGGTGAACCAGCGGCTGGCGCACACGCCGAAACTGATGACCGACGTCGGGCAGTCGGTGCACACCGGTCTCATGCCGGTGAACCACGAGGTCGGGCAGGGGAACGCGGCGCTGGCCTCGTATGACCGGCAGCTGGTCAACGTGACCGCCGGCGCGACCCACCTGGCGAACACCTACCACACGTCGTTCCTGGGTGCGCTGGTCCTCGCCGACCAGGCCGGGGTGAAACTCACTAAAGGCATCCTCGGGCAGTCCGCAGCTGCGGTGCAGGCGCGGATCCAGATCGCGAACCTTGTCACCGGGTACAAGGCGATGGGCGCCCCGGCGAACGCGATCGGCGCCGACATGACCGCTTTGGCGATCCAGTCCGGTTTGGCGAACACGCAGGTGTCGAAGCTGAACCAGGCGTGGGACGAGTTCATGACGAACCTGACCGCTGGCACGTCCGGGCTGGCCGGGTTCGAGGGGTCCCTGGCGAATCTTGGCACCGGGATCGCGCACACGAAGAATAACCTCAGTTCGTTCGCCGGCGATTTTTCCTTGTCCACACGCCAGTTCGCGCAGTCGCTGAACTCGTTCACCGGCAAGGGCTCGCAGGCGTGGCAGAACTTCAACCAGGTCGTCGGGTCCACCGCCCCTCAGTTGATCGACTGGCTGCGCACCGCCGGCGCCGAGGGTGCTATCTCTGGGGGCCAGTTCACGCGGGCGATCCTGGAAATGACTGCCCAGCTGGTGCCGCTTGCGTCGAAAAGCGCGGCTGCGAAAGCGGAAGTGCTCGGCCTGACGCAGCAGGCGGGGCTGAACATCAGCACCTGGGGCCAGCTGACCGCCGCGATCAAAAATGGTCACCTGTCGCTGAAAGACCTGGAATCCATCATCTCTGGCACTACGCAGAAGATGGCGAACATGTCCCAGGTGGCGAAAAGCCTTGGGACGGTTCTGTCGTCGCAGGTCGCGGCGGCGGTGGATCAGGCGAAGATCAAAGCGTCCGGGCTGAATGCGGCTGTCAGCGCTCTGGCGAACGACATGCAGCATGGCGGCACCCGTGCGGCCGGGTTCAAGGGCGACCTGGATCACGTGGTCCAGTCGATGGGGCACCTGCACCAGTCGACCAGCACCATCCAGGCCGTGCTGGCATCCCTGGGGGTGAAGCTCACCCAGGCGCAGATCAACGCGATCCTCGCCGCTGCCGGGCTGGAGAAAACCGCCGGTGCCGCCGGGGACGCAGGGAGCGCAATGTCGACCGCTGCGCGGGAAGCGCAGAGTCTCCAGCGGATGATCAACTCGCTGCACGGCAAGACGATTCACGTCAACGTCATCTACTCCTCCGGTGGTGTCGGCGGCTTCGGCGGGGCGACACCGGGCGTGAAAGCCCCCGGGCAGGCGCTGGGCACGATTTCCGCCGCACCTGGTATCACGCTCGTCGGTGAACGTGGTCCTGAGCTGGTGAACTTGCACGGCGGTGAGGAGATCGTCCCGGCGCACCGCACGTCGGAGATGCTGTCGGCGCTGATTGGCGCGAATACGGCCGGGAGTGGCGGGCATGTGGGGACGGCGGAAATACACGTGCACGCACACCTGGACAGTAAGGAAGTGTTCCAGTCGGTGCAGACGCAAAATTTGCGCTGGCAGACCAGGAACGCCGGGACGAGGTCAGGGCTCAGTATTCCGGGTACCCGGATTGGCTGACCGTTCCCTTCAATTGTAGCGGGGTGGCGGGGCCGTGGTCCACTACGCTTCCGTTGTTTACCCGTCGGCTACTTCGTTCCTGGGGATAGCCCGGGAGCTGACCGCGGGCCAGGCGGCCCTCCCCACGAATACGGTGCCGATCGGTGCGACGTATGAGCCGGCGGATACGCCGGAGTTCTTGCGGGATGAGGGCCTGCGGGCGGTCATGGCCGAGGTGTATAACGAGACGCTGGGTGTGGAGTTTTCCCAGCTCTCGTTCTCCGGGCCGTCTTTTCTGGATGTGGATGGGTTTTTCCTCGACAACACGTTCGGGGATTTGTCGTCTACGTCGAATGGGACGCTGGGGACGGCGCGGAACCTGTCAGCGGATATCGCGGCCGGGGCCACGTCGCTGGCGGTGGGGGTGTCGCTGGGCTCGGTGAGCACTGGCAGTGTGGTCCAGATCTCCGACGGGGATGCCAGTGAGATTGTGGTCGCTACCGCCGGGTCGACCGGGACCGCGGTCAACTTCGTGAACACGCCGTGCCGGTTCGCGCATTCGGCGTCCTCAACGGCCGCGCTGGAAACCGCCGCCACCTCTTACACGCACCGGTTCGCGTTGCTGAACTCCGGCACCGGCCAGCCGCCCACACACAGTCTCACCGACTACAGTGGGATTACTGCGACGGTGGGGGCGCGGACCTACCCGAGCGCGGTGCTGACCAGCCTGGAGTTCGGCGCGGGCGCGGAGGGGCTGTTCACCCGGTCGCTGGCTGGGCAGGCGTGGCTGTCCGCGCCGTCGGCGTCCACCCCGTCCAATACGCTGTCGGCGGCGGCGCCGGTGGCGGACTGGAAAGCGGTGCTCACCGTCGACGGGACCGTGGTTTACAACGCGGCGGACTGGAAGGTGCAGTTCACCCGGGGCATGGTGCCGTACTGGACGGCGCAGTCGGCGCAAACACCGGCGGTGCTCGCGCGGGGGCCGCTGGGCGTGGGCCTGTCAGTGGATATCCCGCTCGCGGTGAACGAGACACCCCTGACGAACATGCTGTCCGGGGGGTTGATGCCGGTCACGTTCGCCTTGTCGAACGGCCTCGCCGGCGCAGCGGAACTGTCGATGACGGTGACGATGACGCAGGCGCAGACGGTCACCGCCAAACCGGTGCGGGACGCGCTGACCACTGGTTATGCGACCACGTGGACTGCGGTTGCGAACGGCACTGATGTGGGCGGATCCGGGGGGCTGGGGCCGGCGGTTGTGCGGCTGGTGAACGCGATAGCTACATACTGACCCGCTGATCCCGCAGCAGGAAGGCGGGGAGCGGTGGCCTGGCTGTGGCTCCAGTCGGCGTCGGCGGTGCCCTCTGCTGGCACGTCTGCGTCGGTCGCGTTCAGCACCGCGAACCTGTCATCCGGGTCTACCGTCGTCGCCACTGCGGCGATTTCCGCGCTGACCGGCAGTGGTATCACCGGGATCTCCATGACGTGCGGCGGCACGTCGATGGTGGCGATCAAAAGCGTCACGTCCGGTTCCGGCGGGTCCGAATGTGTCACGGTGCTGTTCGCCCTCAACACCCCTGCCGGGCAGGTCGGTACTAAACCGACTGTCACCGTTTCGTGGACGAACAACGGGGAAGCGGCGATCCTCGCCCAGGAAGTGTCGGGCCTGGCGACCGGCGCGACCCTGGCCGCCCTTGCGGACGGCACCCCGGGTGGCACGACCGGTACCGGGGGGGCGAGCGCCAGCTGCGGCACCTACAGCAGCTCGGTCACCGGCGAGTATCTCGTCGCGATCTACGGCGACAACGGCGGTACTGCCAACTACACGATCCCCGGCGGGTACAGCGCCGACACGCATAACGTCACCGGCAACAACAGTCGCGCCAACATAGGCATTGCCTATAAGAACAGCACGGGCGGGGCGGAGTCCGCGACCTACACCCTCGCCGGGTCGCCGGGGCAGTGGGCGACGAACTTTGTCGCGTTCAAGGTCACCGCGCCCACCGCTGTGACATCCCGGCCGTCCGCGATGGCAGTGCGGGCGCGGCTGCCGCGCCGGCCGCGGCGGGGCTCGGGATACGCGCAGGGGAACCGGGGTGCGCCACGCACACCTCCTCCGGTGCCGACACCGGGCCCGCCGTTCTACCCGCTGCACTGGCCGGCGAAAGCCCGGTGGCAGCGGCTCGCGGCTGACCCGGCGGGTTTGCCGGTCCGCAAGGGCCGCACCTATTCCAATCCTGGGGCGCCGAATACGACCACCCCGTATGTGGGGCAGGTGTGGACCGGCACCAGTACGTATGACTATGGCCTGTCCACGATCGCTGTCAGCAACGCACCGGGTGCCACTTTGGTGCTGCTCGCCGGGTGGGACCTGTCCACCGACCCGACCGACGCCGCGATGGCGTCGGTTTATCCGGCCGACAGTGCCGGGAATTACTGGTTTCACGCTGCGACCACCTCTTCGGGGGTGGCTGGGTCGCGGTGCGCGGCGTGGATCTGCCCGAACGCGCGGTCCATCTCGTGGCTGTCGGTGTCGGCGACGACGTTTGTTTCCAGCCTGGCGTACATCGTGGTTGAAGTGGCGAACATGCCGCTGTACTACTCGCTTGACATTTCCGACGCCAACGCTGCCTCCTCGGCCGCGTCGCTCGCTTTGGCACCGGGCACTGCCACGCAGGCCGATGTGGCGTTCTCGGTGTTCACAACCGGTGCGACCGGGCTTGCGCCGGCGACCCCGGCCGGGTGGAGCGCGCTGTCCACGGTGACAGCGGGCGACGGCGCCGCGAACCCGGTGGAGATTTTCCCCTACTGGTGCACCGCCACTGGTGGCACCGACCTGGGCGCTACTTACTCGGTGGCCTCAGCGGTGCCGGTGTCGGGGATCACGTTCGCCGTCTCCCAGTCCCCGGCCGCGCCCGTGCAGCCGAACCCGGATTTCCCGGTGCTGAAGGTGGAAGCCGGGTTCGGGTTCACCCCCGGCGACCCGTCCCAGCCGCCGCTCCTCGACGGTGGCGGCGGCACCGGCCTCGGCTGGACCGACATCACCTCGCGGGCCATGGGCAAACAGGGCGATGCGTTCATTTCCGCGTCGATGGGCCGCACCTACGAACTGTCGCAGATGGAAGCCGGTGAACTCGCCGTCGCCTGCGACAACCACGACGGTGCGCTGACCCCGGGGAACACGTCATCGCCGTACTACCCGGACGTGGTGGTGGGCACCCCCATCAGGGTGTCGGCGTTCTGGGGCACCCACTGGTATCACGCCGGGTTCGGGTGGGTGGAACGGTGGCCACAGCAGTGGCCGGACCTGCCGCAGTGGGGCATGTCCGCGATGATCGCCACCGACGCGGTCGCGGTCATGTCCGCCGCGTCGATGACCTCCGCGCTCGATGGTGACATCCTGATCGACGCACCGGCGGTGTTCCTGCCGTTTTCCGAGCAGTACACGACGTTCGTCGGCGGGCTCAACCCGGTGCTGATCCCCGCCGACGCGCAAGGGCTGATCGCTGCGGACGCGTCGCGGGTGAACCAGCGCACCGCCATCTACGCTGACGGCACCGTAGCGGACGCTGACACTGGGCAGGAAACGTCGATCCTGGGCGATTCGGACTCCGGGTTCGGCACCACCTCCATCTCTGACGCGCCGGCTATCCCGGCGTCTGGGCCGGGTGCGGTTTATACCGACCCGTCGATGCCGTCGCCGCAGTCGGTGAACGGTGTCACGGTCGAATTGTGGGTGATCATCCCCGCGGCGACCGCGGGCGGGCTGCAGCCGGTCGTGTTCTCCGCCTATGGGCCGCCGTCGAACTACGGCACCGGCGCCCCGTCGCTGTCGGTGAAGATCAACTCGTTCGCGGGTTCCACGATGACGATCACCCTCGCCGACGGGTCCACCGTCTCCGCGCCGTTCAACCCGTCGCCGGCGAACAGCCCGGTGGCGCAGCAGATCGTCCTCGCCGTCACCTCCTCCGCCCTGTCGGTGTATGTGAACGGTGGCCTCGCCGCCACTGCCTCGCTCACCGCGGCGCAGACCACCACCTGGTCGGCGGTGACCGTCGGCTGCCCCAACTACGCCTACGGCGCGGGCGGGATCGCGGTGGGGAATTTCACCGCGTTCGACTTCGCGGTCTACGGCTACCAGCTGCCGGTTCAGCGGATCCTGTCGCACTATGTGACCGGGTTCTCCGGGCAGGAAGGGTCCGACGCGACGGCGCGGCTGGCGCAGATCCTGTCGTGGGCGAACCTGGGCCTGCCGCGCGCCGGGCAGGTCCTGTTCGGCGACCCGCCCACCGCTGACGAGGTCGCTGAGGGGCCCGCGTACAGCCTGGAAGGCGCGTCCGCCGCCGACGCGGTGAACCAGGTCGTCACCAACGAGACGGGGCAGGCGTTCGCCACCCCTTCGGGTGCGGTGCAGTTCGTTCACCGGTGGGCGCTGTTCAACCAGTCGCCGGTCGCGGTGTTTGGTGACGACCCGCACGCCGGCGACGGTGAGGTGCCGTACCTGCCGGCGATGTCGTGGGACTATGACGTCACCTATCTGCGGAACAGCAACCAGGTGCAGCAGGTCGTCGGGCCGAACACGACCGTCACCGTTTCCAGCAGCGACTTCGCTTCCCAGGCGGCGTATTTCCTGCGGTCGGTGCAGACGGAGCAGATCAGCACCACGTCCGACCTGGACGCTTACGCCCAGTCGCAGTGGCAGATCGTCAAATACGCGCAGCCGCAGTTGCGGGTCGCTGGGGTCACCATAGATGCGGCGTCCAACCCGCAGGTGGCGTTCCCTGTGGTGCTGGCGATCCAGCAAGCGCAGGCTGTCACCGCGGTCCGCCGGCCCGTCGGTGGCGCGGTGATCAGCGAACCGGTGATCGTGGAGAAGGTCGAGCATCGCATCGGCCCATCGAAGTGGCAGACGGCGATGCAACTGTCCCCGTACACGCCCGAGTCCAACGTCCTGCAGCTCGACGTCGCCGGCTACGACATCCTCGGTGAGAATACTTTGGCCTAGGCGTCCCTTTTGAGGGGGAGGGGGCGTCATGCCGGTCCCCGCCACCGACTGGCCTGCGGGCATTTTCCCCAGCTCCAAAAGCCTCAACATGGCTTTGTACACAAGCGACGGGTCTGGGGATCATCCGTCGGGGATCGCGTTCGCCGCGTACCGGCCGCTGCTGCTGGAGAACTACACCGCCGCCACCACTTTCCACACCAGCACGGGCGGGTCCCAGTCCACCATGTCGACCGCCGCCGGGTCGGTGGCGTCGTCGGTGATGGTCCTCGACACCGCCGGCTACTTCGGGCAAACTTCGGACCTGCCGGGGCAGGGCTACTACCAGTACACGCCGGTGATCGCCGGGTCTGCGGGTGACGGGGAAACCACCGGCGGGTGGACGGTGCTCGCACATTTCGCCCCCCTGAACGCGACCATCACCCAGACGTCAGTGTCAGCTGACATCCAGCACACCGGCGGTGCGGCGATCTCCGGCTCGCGGCAGGCGCCCGCCGGGACGGCCGGGGCGGTGGCACCGTTCTTCTGCGACCTGGTGTCGGCGGGCGGGTTCACGTGGCAGCCGTCGGTGACGATCGCCGACTCCGCGTCCGCGAACACCACCAACGTGCGTAACGCCACCGATTCGTCGGGGCAGACCCCCCGGTTTTACGCCGTGTGGGCGGCGGTGTCGGCGACCACCAACGGGTCGGCGTCCTTCACCACTGCCGGTGTGGACTCGTGGGACGCCCCTCCCGGTGTCACCGAAGTGACCCCGACGCCAACTGGGGGCGGCGGTGGGGGTGGCGCCGGGAACGTGTCCGGCGGCGGGGTTTCTTACGGCGGCGGCGGCGGGGGCGGTGGGGAAACCTCGTCCGACACGGTCGCGGTGACCCCTGGTAACGCCTACCCGGTGACAGTCGGCACCGCCGGGCACGCGGGAGCGGAACCAGGTGGCGATGGAACCGCAGGGGGGAACTCGGCGTTTTCCGGCGACGCGCTGACCGTCACCGGCCATGGTGGCGCCCCGGGGCATGGTGCGACGGTCAGCGCGGACGGCGCACGGGGCGTCGGTGGCACCGGGTCCGCCGCGGCCACCCACCATGACGGTGGTGACGGCGCGGACGGGTCCACCGGTGCCTACGGTGGTGGTGGTGGTTCCTCGGCGTCGGCCACCAGCGCGGGTAACGCCGCCTCCGGGGCCAGTGGGGGGGCAGCGCCGTCCGGTGGCGGCCCCGGCGGCCCCGGCGGCCAGATTTCCGTCCAGGTTGTGCAGTCCAAGACCGGCGGCAATAACGGCGAAGCGTCGATCGACCTGAACTTTTTCGCCACTTTGCAGGCCGGGAACTCGGTCATCGCCTGCGTGTATGTGCAGTCTTCCGGCGACCATCACGCTGAGATCGCCACGCTCAACGACGGCACGCCGATGACCGAGCAGGTCACCCAAACCCACGACGGGTCTTCCAACAGTTTCCGGGTCAGCATTTACAGTGTTTCCGGGATCACCGGCGGGCAGATAGGCATCCACCTCGACGGGATCAACCCTTCCAACGGGGCTTACATCGTCCAGATGTGGGAAGTGTCCGGCCTTGGCGCCTCACCCAGCATTGACGCCAGTAAAAGCGCCGGCTCGTCCAGCAGCACCTACAACGTGTCTGTCCCCACGGCCGCTTCCCCAGATTTCTGGGTGGGCACGGTCGGTGCCCAGGACACTTCCGCGTTCAGCATCAACGCGGCCTCGGGTGCGTGGAATTCGTTTTCCACCAACAATGAAAGCAAAGGCGGCATATACGGGCGGATCCGGTCCGGGCGGCAGTCCGTCACTTCCGCTGGCACGATGCAGTACACCGGCTCTTTGAGCACCAGCACCGACTGGGTGGCACTGGTGATCGCCTTCACCGCCCCGGCCGCCACCGCCGGCGCCGCGCCACTGCTCCCACCCGGTGGTGGTGGCGGCGGTGGTCTGGCTGCCAGCAACGGCGGCGGTGGCCAGCCAGGGCAGGTGCTGCTGACTTGGGAGTCGGTGTCCGGCGGCGGCTACGGCACCCCCGCCCTGCCCGCCCCCTACACCACCTGGTCGGCGTCTACGACGGTCGGCACCGGTTCCAGCGGCGGCGGCACCGACGTCGATTTCAACGCCGCGGTCACCAACGTAGTGAACTTTCTCGCCAACCCGCCGGTAGTGCGCACGTCGGGCACCACGGCGACATCGGTCAGCAACACCACCCTCACCAATGTGCCGATGACCAGCGCGACGGTAAGCGTGGACAACTACACCGGCTACTCTTCCGGCACCTACAGCGTGCAGCGGGACGGCCTGTATCTGTTCCACGGCCTCGCCTGCTTCGCCGCCAACGCCACCGGGATCCGTCTCGCCGGTGCGACGGTCAACGGCACCACCTACTGGGGGCCGGCGTATAAGGCGGCCTCGACTGGGACGACGAACTGCACGAAGACGCAGATCTTCTCCCTCCGCGCGGGTGACACGGTGAAACTGTCGGTGTACCAGTCTTCCGGCGGGGCGCTCGCCCTGGCCACCACGGACGCGACCCGCTGGTTCCTCACCTGGCTGTGCGCCCCCAGCGCCCCCACCGAACTGTGGACGCCACCGGATGTGACATTCCGCTGGGCTTCGGGCACCACCGGCGACGACCTGCCCGGTTTGTTCCAGACCCACCTGGGGAACGATCTGGCGTTCCTGGTGAACCGGCCGTTCCTCCTCGCCTACCAGACCGCGAGCCAGTCATCGCTGGCGGTCGGCGCCTGGTCCACGGTCACCCTGGACACGGTGGGCGGGATCGTCCACGGCGACACCGGCGACCCCTACTCGGGGTGGACCACGGGTGCCTCCAACCTGTACACGGCGCCGTGTGACGGCTGGTGGCTCACCTGCGGCGAGTTCTTCGCCTCCTCCTCGGCCACTTCCGGTGCGCGGGTCACCGCCGGGCTGCAGCCGGACACGTCCGGCGGCCAGACGCCGTCAGTGGCGCAGGACTGGTTCCAGGTCAACACGGCCACCTCCACCGCCGCAGCCGGCGCAGGCGCGAGCTTGCTGTCTTTGAACTACATGGCCGCCGGGGAAACCCTGACCCCGGTGATCCGCGCCGACACCTACTCGGCCGCATATTCGACGCTCGCTGGGACTGGGCTGGGAGGGACATTCGCGCCGCACTGGGAGTGCGTCTGGATCAGTGAGTGAATGACAGCGCCACGCTGAGGGGGGCCAGCGGGTGGGATGGTGGATCATTCTGGCCGGCACCGAAGTCACCCCCGTCGGGCAGGCCACCGGCGACATCGTTTCCTACATCCTCGGCTACGGCGTCCTCGGGATCGTCGCAGTCGCGTTCGCGTTCCGTTACATCGTCCCCAGGGGCGCGGTAGAGGCCGCCCGCGCTGACCTGATCGCCGAAAACAAACGGCTGCGCGAGGAAAAAGCACACGCCGAAGAACAGCGCGACGAGGCGCTGCGGATCGCGCAAACCCAGCTGGTGCCGTTGCTCACGAGTTTCACTGCGACGTCGTCGGCGCTGCTGCCCCTCCTCCAGGAATTGGTGCGGTACCGGGAGGTGGGCCGTGGCCACCCCCCTGGGCCCTGATGAGATCAGTGCGGAGACGCGGATGATGGCTGCCCAGGTTCAGCACCGCGCGGCGCGGGTCCTGATGGGCGCCGGCCTGATGGGCCTGGCAGCTGACGTGCTCACCGCAGCAGGGAAAGACATGTCCGCGGAAGAGATCCGCTGTCTCGCAGCAGAAGCGATGGACAACGCGCAGCGCGTTTCCTACCTGCTGGGCAAGCTCGCCGGCCTCCTCGATGAGGGAGAAGGGCCGTGAGCAAATCCAAAGACGAAGAAGTCCGTGAGGTTGTCAGTGAGCTGGACCAGTTGCTCGCCCAGCTCGACGCCAACGTCAGGGCGCTGACCGCGATCCTCGTGCCCGCCGTCGCCCACCCCAACCAGGAGGCGAAGACCCCGTGACCTCCAGCCAGGAAGCCGCTGAGGAAGTCCAGGCCGTCGCACGGAACCTCACCAGCGCGCTGAACGGCCTGTCGCAGCGCCTCGACCAGGTCCGCGACGACTCCGTGGAACGCGACGAGGCGCTCACCCGCTACGGGGCGGTGAACCGGCGGCTGATCCGCGGCCTCGGCGCCTCCCTCGCGATCGACGTGATCCTCACCGTCGTGCTCGGCTTGGTCGGCGTCCAGGCCCACCACGCCAGCGACGTGGCCGCGTCCGCGTCGAACCGTGCCGTTCACTCCTCCGCGTCCACGCTCGCGCTGTGCCAGGCGCAGAACACGGCACGGGCGCAGCAGGTCGAACTGTGGGAGTTTCTCCTCTCGCTCGGGAAGCCGCCGCAGACTGCGCAGCAGAAGAAGGTCGTCGCCGAGTTCGTCACACACCTCCACAAGATTTTCGCAGCGAGAGATTGCGCCGCCCTGGCGAAGCACGGCCACCGGTGAGCGAACCGGAACCAGAAGCCCACTACGAGCGGCGCACCCTGCGCGAAGTCGTCGCCTACCCGCCGCACGGCCCGCGGGCCAGCGACCCGCATTACAGGATCTTCGAGCACGCCAGGCACCACCTCGTGCACGTCCTCGGCGTGGGCTGCTGGATCGGCGGCGCCACCCTCACCCAGGTCCGGGGCGGGCTCCCGGCCGGGCACCGCTGCGGGGGCGCCACCCAGCTGGAGGCGCATCACGCGGTCGCCGAGTTCGCGGGCCTGAACGAGATCGACTGGCAGAAAGTCGCGAAGGACTTCCCGCAGGCCGGGCTGCACTCGGACGAGGATTTCCTCCGCTTCGCAGAAGATGAGGGGGGGCTCATGATCTTGTGTGACCGCCACCACAGATCCCCCGGTCGGGGCATACATTCAGTCACTTACCCGGCATGGCTCCTCGACCGGTACGCGCGGGATGAGTGGGAGTTCCTCACCGGCGATGCGCGCCCGGCAGGCTGAAGGGCCGCCCGCCCTGCTGTACTCGCCGACGCGGGCGCTGTGGATCCTGCTGCGCTACTGGTGGGCTGAGCGGCGCTGCGGCCATCCAAACTGGACGCCGCTGGACATATGCCCAGACTGCGGGAAGGAGCCGCAGTGAGGCACCACCCGCATGTGCCGCACCCGGCTGATCTGCAGCACCTGCCGGAACTGAACCGGTTCACCAACTGGGTGACCGGGCATCTCACGCTGGCGCTCGGGTCGGTGACGGGCATGTACCTGGCGCTGGTCGTGCCGCTGGTCGCGTTCGGCGTGCCGGTCCTGCTGAAGATCCTCGGCCTGGTGTCG